CAGGATCACAAAATGATAATCCGTTTCTATTGGGCGAGCCCGTAGGCCTGGCCCGAAGTGGCCTTCCGAGAATATTACCAATATACCTCAGAAGAGCCATCGGTTCTAAGAACATACGATTGATCAGAATTGTTCAATCGCTCCTCAAAGGCTACTCAGCCTTCGACGGGAGTCATGAGGACGCATCTCTAGTCAGTGTGACCGGAGAGTGCCCCGACATCAAGCAATCGACACTGGAAGAATTCCAGTACTTTTGCAAACATGTGTTCTGGCCCCTGATTGTACGAAAGTACGCTCAGGAAGCCGGAAAGACTTATGTTCTGAATCCGAAATTCAGACCAGGTCCTAGATCTCATCCTTTTTATCCTACACGTGGGGGTCCCAACCATTCGGTCGGGATCCTAGGTGCCCCACTAGATGCAGTTGCTTGGGCTGCCAGCCCTCGCAATTACCCTCTAATGTGGTACCAACACGTGCAAGATGCTCGTTCCATCGCTCTCTTTAACCAAGTGCTTCCTTTAGCCTACGCAGGGCAGTCTGCCACGCGTGGGAAAAAGATTAAAAGCACAATCTTGCGGAACTGGGACTTCGGGCGAGAGCTCGATGTCGGAAAGCTTGCTTTCCTTCCAGAACCTGCGGGTAAAGTAAGGACGATTGCAATCGTCGACTACTGGACCCAGCGGGCAATGAAACCAGTGCACGAGTGGATGATGAGCGTTCTGTCGGTCTTTCCGACTGACGGAACATTCAATCAGGAGGAATCCCTCCGGTCATATGCGAAACAGACGCAAGCTGCATCTGCGCATTTCAGTATCGATCTTCGATCGGCTACCGATATGATCCCTCTCGAGCTATACAAGGCTATGCTTTGTGGCATTTGGAAAGAGGAGACAGTTGAGCTATGGATGGCTCTACTGACTGATCGTTGGTTCCGTATCCCATCAGATGGAGAAGATTTTCGTCCATTAGTCGACCGACGCCTCCGAGGGACTCTGGTAGAGTATCGAAGAGGTCAGCCGATGGGAACCCTTTCTTCTTGGGCTTCGATGGCTCTTGTGCACCATGCACTCGAACTATTCGCAGCTGAGAAGGCGGGGCTGAACCCTTTAACCTTTACAGATTATAGGGTCCTCGGTGACGACAACGTAACCGGAAATTGTGCAGTGGCTGCGAGCTACAAAGCAATCTGCAACGAGTTACAAATTCCAATTTCTCACAGTAAGACTCTGGAAGGCAAGTTATTTATCTTTGCTTCTCAAGTTTATCTTGATAACAAAAATATTTCGCCGATGTCCCTCAAAGAGGAATTATCGGTTAAAACTTGTTCACAGCGAGTGGAGATGGCACTACGTGCCGTCGCCAGAGGCTGGATAGGTGATAAACCTACAACCGCTCGATTACTGCGACTCCTTTGCCGAAAGCGGGATTACCTGCGATCTACGAAAGAGTTTGCACGTGGGAAATTGGGACGAGTAGCTCAAGCAGCTCTCATCAGTGCCTTTGGCCTCGGATCCAAGATATTATCTCGGATGGGAGTCCAAGAGTCGGGATTTTTACCCTTCTTACTCTCGATAGAGAATAAGGTAGAGGTGTTAGCCCGAGATGAGAACCAATTGAGCTGGAAGAACCTAGCCCTCTTTAACGAGGTTGAGATCCTTATCAGCATAGCGATGTTACGTCGTATCATTGCTTTACTGAAAAAGGACCTTGACCAAGCTGAAAGAGCTAGGATCAACTGGAGCAATTGGGGAGCGAGGATGCAGCGCTCTGGTGTCATCCCACTTGCGTGGGCCGGCGTTCCTGATAATTGGGAACTAACCGACCCTGCAAATGAGGGACACTTCTTCCTTCCTCTAAAAAACGAACGATCGTCCGTTTCCCGGGAATCGTGGTCTTCCTGGTCACAGGCCATTTGGCCCGTACTCCAAGATTACTACGACCCCTGGTTCGAGGACCCTGTCGAGAACCCCCGCCTAATTGGTCAACTCATCGAGAAGATCAAGCTAGGTAGAGGGAACGCGGTAAGGCCTCGGAGAGGTCGGGGGCGGGGCGCCGCACCTCTGAAAGGACCTGATCTACGTGCGATAGAGCAACACAAACCTTTGTATTTATCAAAGATAAGTGCGGCAATAGAGCACGCGGAACAGGGTATGGATAAGCTCGTGAGAGCCGATCCAGACTCTGTAGAGCTCCTTGGTTCCCCTCTGACCCTCGTTTACGAGGTCCTTCGGATGAAATCCGATCTGCCAAGACTTCCTACGTTTGATAACGTGGAATGCTTGGTGCCAGAGAGAACACCAAAAGAGACCGATGAGCTTCGCCAATGGGTTCGTCAAATGAAGACGTTCGCAGAGGTGATCACTCACGTGGATCTCTACAAGGACTTCTCTGTCCTTGACTTCCCTGACGACGTCAGGTTAGACGAGGATGAGGAAGCACTCCGAACAACGTCCCGAGAGGTTACAACTTCTCCCAAGGTAAAAGCATAACTCCTGTGCTGTAAGTAAGAGTCATCTTACAGGGAGTGGGCC